TCTCTTGGTGGAAAGATAAGGCTTCGAAAAGATTTGAATCTTTGAAGAATGATTCAAGAATTAGATCAGAAATCGAAGTCTGGAATAATAATCCAGAATCTATTGACATCATTCGTTAAATGTGTTATACATAATAATCGTTTAAGACTAACTCTAGAAACTTGGAATACAAATAGTGATGACATCGACATCATACGTTAATCATAAAAAATATATCAAACTTGCACCTAAACAGTATGAAGTTTGGGCTGAATGGATATTGGAGTATAAACAATATAAATATCCAGATGATCTTGAATTGGTTTCTGGTTTAATTAGAGACAACCTCACAACAGATTTTTGTCCACCAAAGTACAGAGCGAAAAACCTTGGCAATCCTTTGTTCGGACACTGTTACCATTCTACACAAGCAATGTACTATTTCTTTCAAGATGCGAATTTGAAAGTTATGAGTGCTCCATGCGAAGTAGCTGATCACCATTGGTGGTTACAGGATGGAGATACAATTATTGACGTTACTGGCGATCAGTATGAGTTGCTATCAGTTAATCCACCATATGAAAAAGGAAAGGAGAGCAAATGGTATGGGTGGAAGAATAGACCACATCGTAAGACACAAAATCTTATGAAACTTATTCAACCATCTGCAAATTTATACTTTAAAAAATATAAAGAAAAACCAAAAAAAGAATACTAGTTACTTGACAACATCAAGTAGTTATGTTACTATACAAAAATAATAGTGCGGGTGTCGTATAATGGCATTACCTGAGATTTCCAATCTCATGACGGGGGTTCGATTCCCTCCACCCGCTCCAACTTTAACATGATGAATCAAATGAATATAGGATAAAAAATGACTAAAGTTGTAGCAAAACATAAAGTCGATTGCGAAGAGGTTCTAGGAACTTTTATCGACGAAACTCACTTTGATGAAATTATCAAAGAGGATATGGACCTTTATGCGATTGATCCTGTAGATCCAGACAAAAAAGATGAAAGCAATATAATTTTTAAATATCGTAAAGGTGTCTTTACAAAGAAAGAACAGGAATCTGCTTATGAAGGTTTACGTCCTGCAGCGGCCGCATCTCAAAACAGAGGTATTGCAGCTGGACCAAGAGGCGACAGACTTAACGCTAAAGTTCGAGGTGGGCGTGATTGGGTAACTGATTATCAAATGGATGTAATTGAATATTATGAAGATCCTCCATTATTCGGAGAATTTCCTACTGAATCTAGCAAAAAAGTAGATGATACTCGTGGTATCGTTTGGCTTAGATCTAAGATTATTCCAAAATATGGAGAATATGAAGGATGGTTTGATAAGTGGATTGCAGAAACTAAAGACTTTGACACAAATCAAAAGAAAGAAGTTGCAAAAGAAGTTCGTACTTATATGTCTGACACAAATTATGCACAATCTGTCATGTCGGGTATTGCTGGTTTCTATGATCGTTATCCTCGTATACCCTATGGTCGTGCTTGTGGTTTTAACGAAAGACATCCAGAACTTTTTGTAAAATCTTTTCCTTATCTTCGTAAATTGAATGAGGTGTTTAAAAAAGAACTTCCAGTTAGATGGGGCGCTCAAAGGGCTGCAGCAAATAAACTTGATAAAAACTTTCTTATTGATGAGACAGTCTTCACAACTCTTACTGTTAATTATGATTGGAGAACTGCAGCCCACAGAGACGCTGGTGATTTATCTTCTGGTTTCTCCAACATCTCAGGTATCGGCAAAGGATGGAAAGGATGTGTTTTCGTTCTTCCAGAGTATCGAGTTGGCATCAATCTACAACCAGGCGATCTATTGTTGGTTAATAATCACGAAGGTATTCACGGAAATACTGAGTTCGAAGGCGAAGATAATGACCGAGTATCTATTGTTGCATATTTCCGAGAAAAAATGCTTAGTCTAAAATCTTGGGAATATGAACAACTTCGTAAACAATTTGTTGAAGAAAGAAGGAAAAATCCAGATCACCCTAATCAAAGACATCTATGGAATGGTGTATCTCCTAATATGTGGGAAAGCGATGAGTGGGCTGATTATCTCAACCTATATAATATGGAAGATGAAGATGGGAATTTCAGCTCTAGTTTGGAGGATTTCTTTGCCACATAATAATCATATTATCGACGGATATAATAAAGACATTGGTTATATGGGTCCAGATGGAGCCAGGGATTATTATCTTGAACTGACTAAAGATTGGGAGGATCCATATGGTCCACCAGTAGAAACGCATCACGACGGGGTAAGAGTCGTGCGTGATGATCTATTAGTTGGATCGAAGGTTCGTGGTGCAGACTGTTTGGTTTCTTCGCTTCCAGAATATATTGATACGTTAGTTTATGTTCAACCACGCACTGGATTAGCTGGTGTATCTCTCCTGGATGTTGCTAAAAATCGAAATATGAAAGTACGTTTATTCATGCCCTCTTGTAAAACTATTTCTGAGCAACAGGCTTGTTGTATTGAACGAGGTGCCGAGTACACTTTCTATCGTATAGCCAGGATGCCTAACTTAAACAGGTATGCTAAACAATGGTGTGATGAAAGAAAGAATGTTTTCTTCGTTCCTCCAGGGTTAAATCACGAGTTGGTTACTGCAGGTATCGTTAAGGTTGCTTCAAAAATGAAGGCTCCAGATGAGGTATATTGTGCCACATCAACTGGAGTTCTAACACGTGGTTTACAGATTGCTTGGCCAGATACTAAATTCACTTCGGTTTGCGTTGCTCGAAATATGAAGGCTGGTGAACTAGGTAAGGCAGATCCAATCTCAGAACCATTAGAGTTTACGGCTAAAGAAAAGGATGAAAACCTGCCACCGTTTCCTTGTATGGAAACATATGATGCTAAAGTCTGGAAGTATATTCCTAAAAATACTGGTAAAGATATACTTTTTTGGAACGTAGGTAAGGCTCCAGTCTTGACAGATGATTCATTATACGATAGTATAGATGGTTGGAGACAGTGGGGAGAAAAGAGATGATGAACCCAGATAGTAAGCATCCTATTGGTTCTTATTGTGAATTATATGATATTAAACCAAATATGGAATTAAAGAAAGGTATGGACTTCCGTAAACCTGAGTACAGGCGTGAGGTCTTTCTTCGTTTCTATGAGTTCCATTTAAAGTATCGAGCGCACCCTGGTGCTGTATATTTTATGTTTCCTTATCTACAAAAGAGATTTGAATTAGATATGGAGGATATGTTATGGGTCACTTTTATTAATGGGCTATCTCAGCATATTGTAACTACCTGGGATATTTTTAGTAAGTTTCCTAAATTTACAGCTGATAAGGATGAGGTTCAGCAGTATATTTTAGATAACTGGAAACTCCTGGGTTGGGATATGGACCGCCGATATGTTAAAACTAAGTTCGGTGAGTCTCTTGAGAAGTATCAACAACTGATTAAGGATTCAACAGAGAGTAACACTCAGGTAGAGTACTGGGATAGACTATGTAATACTGATGATGAATATGAGAACTTTCGTAACTGCTGGGCTGAGGTTATGAATAAGTTTGCTTATTTTGGTCGCCTTTCAACATTCTCTTATCTGGAGTATCAACGTATTATAGGTTTAAACCTAGATTGCGATAATTTGTTTTTAGAAGATATGAAAGGCAGTCAATCGCATCGGAATGGTATCTGTAAAGTCCTGGGTAGAGATGACATGGACTGGCACGATAAACTAAACCCTGACTTTGAAGGATACCGTGAAGAGCATATCGAATGGTTAACTGATGAGGGTGCCAAACTATTAGAGGAAAGTAGAGAGCGATTTAAGGATAAAGAGTTCTATAGAGATGTCAGCTATTTCACACTAGAGTCTACACTTTGCTGCTATAAATCCTGGCACCGTAAAAACCGTCGGTATCCTAATGTTTACATGGATATGTTTCACGATAGGATTCGTAAGGCAGAAGAGGCTTCTGAAGGGACCAAAGATATGTCTCTGTTCTGGGAGGCTAGGAAAGAAAACTTACCAGAGAATCTACGCATAGAGGATGTCCCTGGTGACGTGGGTTTGAAACCTGAGAAACAGAATCATTACCGTCAGACAGGGCAGGTCATTATGATGAACGAGGAATGGTCTTGCTTTGAGAACAATTATAATAAGAAAAAAGGTTTGTTTCGATAAAAAAAGTGCTTGACAATTAATCCAGATAGACTATAATAATTATAGTAGTTAAATTAGGAAATTAGTTATGGCTTCCGTAGTTTCTGAAAATGGTTCACCAAGCGAAGAGGCTTTCTTTTTAAATATCGTGATTTATAAAAATCCGATATGGAAAAAAATCTGGGATACTCTTGACGAAGATGGTAAAAATGCTTTAAGTAATCAGGTTCGTACCGGCGCTTTGCAGATGAGTAACATATTAGAACAAACAATTTCTATGGTTTCTGAAGAAGTTTCTGATATCAAACTAAAAAATGTCAATATTGAAGGTATGGATTTTGATGATGGTTCAGATCTAAAAACCTTCAGTTTAACTTATGGTCCTAATGGTACTAGTAATGGTCGACAAAATTATGGACTAACTGGTAACATTAGTGGGATGAAAAATAAAAAAGGTGCGATTCGCGCTATATGTTGGAACTCTATGTTAGAAGAAGTAGAATACTATTTCATTCCTGCTCATAGGGTTCGAACTTTATCTACAAGTTCTAGTTCTATCAGGTTATCAGCCTCTGTGAAGACGGGTGTTGTAGAAAAATTACAACCATATCGTCTTGATAATATAGAAGAACTTTCATCTGCACGGTAGGACAAAGAGCTTCGAAAAGTTGTCTACATGCCAATGTTCGGACGAAAAACATTTGACCCACGAAAACTTGCAAAATACAATACAACAGACCGAGACGTCCTAGACGATCGTCGCCAAACTGTGGCACATTCTCCAAATTTATCGTCAAAACTATATAATGGATATATTAACAGAGTGGATTGGTTGGAAGGATAATTAATTATGTTTTTTAATCCAAAAGAGCGTTTGCTTATCGAAAATGGATTCAAACCGGCACGATTCCATGGTGGAGAACAAGTGATATATTATACGTGTTCAAAAATGCCTGGGGGAAATTTTGAAGATTATGTTGGGAAAAGTGAGGGAAATTTTCGCCGTCGAATTGCAAGTCATATGAAAAAACCTTGGGGCCCTTACATAAAAGAAATTTGGGTCAAAGAACTTGAAAATGATGCAATCAATATTTTTTGGGAAGAGCAAAAATATATAAAAATTCTTAATCCTTCTATAAATTGCAAACCCGGCGAAACCAGAAAAGAGGTAGAATATAGAATTATATATGGGAACAAAAATGCAGCATAAAATTATTGGTATTGGTGGTATGCCTGGAACTGGTAAGACCACACTAGTAAAAAAATTTATGGAAAGAACAGACGATTGGAAAGTCGTAAAACCAGTGCCACTTCTTGATGCTCTTTATAGCGAAAAGCTTGACTGTTATGTTTTAGGCAAGTATGATCCTTGGTATCCATCAGAAGGTTATGCTATGGGTACGGATCGTTTATCTATGGCAGTCCAACCTAATGCAGAAAAGTTTATCTCTGAAACAAACTCTTCAGTAGTATTCGAGGGCGATCGTTTATTCACTGGTAAATTTTTGGATTTCATTATTGTAGAAGATAAGGAATGTTTTTTCTTGATTCTAGAGACGAATGATAGTAAACTAAAAGAACGTTATGATGAACGTGGTAGTAATCAAGATGAAAAGTTTATCTCTGGTAGAAGAACGAAATATGAAAACATTTGGTCAGGATTGACTGGTAATTTGTTTTCAGACAAAGATTATATCGCTAAAGTGAAACACGAAACTGAACAAGATACAGTTTCTATTATTGAGGAGTATTTGAGTATATGATTGATTATAAATTTGACGAAGACCGTCTAATTGCTGAATTGAAAGCATATATAGATAGTACATACGATGCACACTACTCGCAGACAAAGTTTCAAGCAACAGAGTTTATCTTCGACTCTGGTCATGGAATGGGTTTCTGTATCGGTAATGTTCTAAAGTATGCCCAACGATATGGACGTAAAGAGGGATACAATCGCAAAGATCTTATGAAAGTCTTGCATTATGCTATGATGGCTTTGTATCTCCATGATAAGGAGGAACTTGAGTGAATATTGAAATTACAGCAGATGATCTTCGTAAAAGAAAGGTCATGGTCTGCACACCAATGTACGGTGGAATGTGTGGCGGTCAGTATAGTAAGTCTTGTACAGATCTCGGCATTCTAGCAACACATTATGGAATGAAGATTGCTTTCCATTATCTGTTTAACGAGTCGCTAATTACACGAGCGCGAAACTATCTTGTAGATGAGTTTATAAGACAAACCGAATTCACACATTTGATGTTTATCGATAGTGATATTGGTTTTGACCCTAATGACGTTTTAGCACTTGCTGCTATTGCAGATGAGAACAGTGATAAGGATATTGTGTGTGGACCATATCCTAAGAAGACGATTGCTTGGGAAAAGGTCAAGCGGGCTGTTGATAAGGGGTTTGCTGATACAAATCCCAATGACCTAGAGAAGTATGTTGGTGATTATGTGTTCAATCCTGTCGCCGGAACTAATGAAATTCGTGTTGATGAACCAGCAGAAGTTCTGGAAGGTGGCACTGGTTTTATGATGATTCAGCGAAGAGTTTTTGAAAAATTTGTTGACGCATATCCAGAATTGTTGTATACTCCAGATCATGTACGAACAAAGCATTTTGATGGATCAAGACAGATTACTGCTTTCTTCGATACTGTAATCTGCCCAAACTCTAATCGTTATCTATCGGAAGATTACATGTTTTGCCAGTGGGCTCGTAACATTGGCATTAAAGTGTGGATGTGTCCTTGGATGCGTCTATCACATATGGGGACCTATATGTTTAGTGGTTCTCTTGCTGACTTGGCTCAGGTTGGTGCGTCTGCAACGGCTGATCCACAACTCTTATCTAAATTTGCAAAAAAGTGAGGTAAATTATGAAGTTATCTGAACAGACTCTTGAAGTACTACAGAATTTTTCGAGTATCAACCAATCTCTCCTATTCAAGGAGGGTAACGTTCTCAAGACAGTCTCACCACAAAAGACTGTTCTTGCTGAAGTAGTGGTCGAAGATACCTTTGAACGACAGTTTGGTATCTATGATCTTGGACAGTTTCTTTC